GGAGGTGCCAAGTGAACAAGTACCAATATCTATATATCCTGCAAGGGGACTATGGCTACGGTGACGGCTGGGAAGATTTGTGTGCGTCTGAATCCCGGCGCGAGGTGCGAAACGATCTCAAGGCGTACAGAGAAAACGAGGGTGGTTGCTACCGAATCATCCAGCGGCGCGAGCCAAACCCCGAGATGATTGAAGAAGAACGAGCCAAGGCAGGAGGTGCCAAGTGAGCCAGCCAAAGTCGCCTGAGTTCAACCAGGCCCCGAAGCATGAGCACTCGTACTGCTCATGCCCACGGTGCGGGTACTCCCAAGAGGATGCCGACGACCGGCACGATGAGGGCAAGGCCGACAGCCCACACGTCTGGTTGCTTGAGTACATCGAGCAGCGAGAGGATGGCGTAGCGGTTGTCTGGTGCCAGTACGAGTGTCAAAAGTGCTTCGACCATGGAGTGTTCAGCGTCATGGGACCACGCACACTGAATGACCTGGAGCGCAAGCAACGGGACGCAATCAACAAGGCAAGAGGTGACAAGTGAGTGCTTATTCCAGGGTAGTAGCCCAGCGTGACGAGATGGAAGAAGAGTACAACGAGGAGGTGCTCAAGGTACACCGCCTCAAGGCAGAGCGGGACGACCTGCTGGCTGCGCTGGAAGGCGTGATGGACATGCTTGACCTTTGCCAGCACACGGGCTCCATCCCCGAGCGTCTCGCCAACCTCGACACGTGGAAGGATCGGACTGAATCCGCGAACGCGGCCATCACCAGCGCCAAGGCAGGAGGTGCCAAGAGAACTACAACCACCAGACAAGGACTACCATGAACCTCCAAGACCGCAAGACACTTGTAGCGCAAGCCGGGGAGGTTGCCCGCGATGCCGCACGCAGCGTAGGCAAGCCCGCCAAGCACGACCATTTCCTACACAACCGTTTCCCCTTCGATCTCTGGTGGGCTAACCACCCGCTGGTCGTGGCTGCTACCAGCCGAGTGCAAGCAGCGCGCCCTAACTCGCGCTTCGGCTTGACCTACTACCGCACGGGGAAGCGCGACCCGGATACCAACAAGCCAATGCAAGAGCTAAGGTTGAGAAGCGTAATAGTCCGGCGTGCTTGGGACTCTGCCTACACGGAGGCACGTCAGCAGATTCGGCAAGCCGAGCAAGCCGAGGCCGAGCGGGTAAGCCGCGCCGCGCCTAAGATGCTGGAGACCCTGCGACACTTGGCTGAAGTGTGCGTGCGTAACGCTGACGGCTCGCTAAGTCTTGGCACCTACGAGGTTGAGCTTATCGAGGAAGCGATAGCCGCGACTCAACCCTAACCGCTACGGGGGAGCGTATCCCCCGCCACCTACCAACCTACCAAACCTATCCACCTACCAAGGGATCACCATGTCAAGTATTGGAACCGCCTACTTCCCCACGATCGCAGCAGCCGTCGCCTACTACAAGCCATACGGCTACACCAGCGAAGACGACAACGGTGTAACGAGAGACAACACAGCCAACGCGGTCAAGTACAAGATCGACACGGGGCTAATCCATATCGGTAAGCCGCCAACGAAGGAAGGCGAAGAGGCTTACATCGTAAACGAGCAGCCCGGTCGCCGTTACTTCATCATCACCGACGGAGGTGAGTGATGGCTACCTGGATTGACTGGAAGGGCAAGCTGCCCACTGGGTATCAGGCCGCGAGGCGAACACGAGAGAACAGGAGTCAGATATTTGGGGACAACCTGCATGTCATATCCGAGAAGCGCACGGATGAGGAGACCCGTGGCACCGACAAAGTGTGGCGAACGCTCTGTGGGGTTGAGGTTGAGGATACGGTCGACGAAGAGAACTGGAGAACAGAGTGTGAGTTGTCGGCATACGATCTGCCGCCGTTCCCCGATGACATGAAGGTCTGCCGCATCTGCAATGCGCGAAAGCGGAAACTGCCCACGGGAGGTGAGTAATGGCTACAGCAACAGCGACAATCACGTTCAAGCTCGACCAAGAGGACTTCGATGGCATCATCGAGATGGCAGGCTACGGCGTCGGCTACTGGGCCTCGCACATGGAGAGCACCGACAAGGGGTGCCACTTCACTGAGGACGAGACAGGCAAGAAGTTCTTCATCACACCCGAGATGGTGGAGAAGGCAGCACTGGACCTGCACATCAAGTCTCCGATGAACGACTACTACCAGAGCGCCATCAAGCATCTGGTTGTCAATGGCGAGGCCAGTGACGTGGGCTCTGACATAGCCGACGCGATTGTACAGCAGGCTTGCTTTGGCGAGGTCATCTACGGATGACGCGTGTCCGCCAGGCCGATTGAACTTGTCCCTATAGATGAGAGGTTCATGTCGGGACCTTTTTCCAAACCCGTACCCAATACCGAAGGAGGTGAGTGATGGACGCAATAGGTAGGTTGGCGGCGTGCGCCGCAGATGCAGTGGGCCGCAACCCCAAGGAAGGCTGGCAGGATTCTTTGATCCGCGCCTGTGATGACGTTGAGGAAAAGTACGACAAGCTACTGGCTGCGCTGCACACATGCCTGGAGATTGTCGAGCTTGAGTACGCCCACGACCCGTGCCCCGAAGACCTGCCCTCATGGGCCAAGGCGATTGCAGCAGCCAAGACAGCTATCACCCAAGCCACCGGAGGTGCCAAATGAGGCCCAATAAGATTGAAAAGCTCCAGTTGTGGGGCATCAACGGTGGGAGTCCAAGTCTGGAAGCCACTGGGTGAGCATCGAGTCAGTGACCATCGAGTAACCCCCAACCCAAAACAACAGGAGCAACAACATGAACACAACAAGATTCACCCTACCGCTTGGCGTCTGGGACGACTCACCGAGAGAGCTTGAGTTCACAGAGAACAAGATGGGCGTCAAGGTTACGGTATCGCTTCGGCCATACCTTGACCTTGACGTTAGCTCATACGGATACGGAAGCGCACACAAGGCAGCCATCCAGAATGTGCGCAGTCATATCGTGTTGCTTGGCGATACAATCAGGGCATTGCGCCGCAACTTCAGCATGTCGGGTGGGTCAACAATCCATTCCGCAGATGACCTTGAAGACCTGATGTACTACATCGAAAAGCAACTCTGGCCGCTGTGCATCATGGAGCCCGGTGAGTTCAACAAGCTCAGAGAGCAGGCCCTTTCTGAAATCTCCACTGACCAACCAATGACCAACCAAACAGCACCCGACGAAAACCCAGGTTAAACGCCGGGAATGAAGAGAGTTGAAAGAAAGTGGTTGCCGCCAGGCAGCCGGTGTCTACATTCTTGAGGCTGGGCAACCAGCACTAACAACAGGAGAACAGCCATGTATGACGGACCAACAGAACACGAGTGGGTGAACCGCCCTGACGGGAGCATCAGCTACGCGGTCAACGAGTACCCGGACGGCACCTTTGACGTGAGCATCTACGGCGAGCCGGGCCAGGGTGTGGGCGAATACTCGCCGCGATTCGAGTCTATTGACGAGGCCCGTGAGTGGGCAGAAGCGAACCAGTATAAGGGAGGTGAGGGATGAAGCGACTCAGATACGAGTGGGACATTGAAGATATCGACGAGGACGGCACCATCAGCGACCACCACCACCGAGACAAGCTGAGTGAGTTCTTTGAGTTGGGGTTTGCGGATGACTTCGCCGCCGCACTCAAGGGCTTGGGATGCCAACTGGTGCTGGTCCGCGACACGGTGGATAAAGATTACGGCATTGTCTTCCGGTCGTGGGCCTACGTGGAAGACGGCAAGCTGCCCGTGTTCTCACATGACGGATGCGGTCGCCGCGCTGCCAAGGTTCCACAGCGGTTCCACAGGGAGCTTGCCTCAACCCTGAAGAAGACAGGAGGCGAGTCATGAGTTGGGGCAAGTACGAAGTTCAGATCATCACATCGAAGACAGCCCCCGATGCACAGGCCGCGCTGAGTGATGTGCTGCATGACATCAAACGCAAACCAGCCTTCGGTGCCATCGTCAAGAACACACAGACAGGCGAGGTCGTTGCCATCGACATCGTGACCCGTGAAGTGTTCGACAGATGGACTGACACCAAGGTCGTGGAGGTGGCGTCATGAGCAAATCAATAGAGTTTGCAGTGTCTCGGTACCGAGGAACCAGGCACCCCGCTTATTGCAAGATGGAGGTGTCATACGTTCTGGATGGCAGTGAGCGAGGCTTTCACATCACTGCATGCAAATGGATTGAGTACGGAGACGGTCGCACACCTGAAGTCTGGGACAGCGAGATGGATGATCTTGGCAACGAAATAGCCAAGGTGCGCGGGCGAGGTGGCAAGTGAGCGCCAAGAACCCCCGTACACTGGCAGAGCTAAGGGCAGACCCACGTGTGCTATCAGTCCACCAGGAGATTGACGGCTACGGTGACACCGAGCAGGAGCAAGAGGCACCATCGTGGTGGGTTGGACTGAGAGAAGGCCTGATTACTAGCAGGGGGACTAACTCCATCCACACCAAGACCATAGCCGAGGCATGCGCTGAGATGCGCGACGTGGAGGTGGTGTCATGAGCAAGCCAACCGCTGATACCAGCACCCCAACGTGGCAGGGTGGGCCACGCACCTGGAGGGGAAGCCCTCCACTCAAAGGAGTAAAGGACATGGAATCAATCCAGATTGAGAACATGCCTGGCACATTCATTGAGGTCATCGAAACGTCCACTGCTGGCTACATCGTTGGCGTCATCCACATCGAGGAGTCGGTGTTGGTTGAAGCCACAACCACAGAGGACTGGAGCACGAGGATTGCGGGGGGGGCCTACGCCCTGCACGACCTGCTTCTCCAGCTTTTTTGGCTCACTTCTGAAAAGGTATCATCCTACCTAGAAAGAAGCGTGCAGATGCCCGGTGACCAAGCCAAGGTAGAGTTTCTTCAGCAACTGATGAGCGACCTTTCTGACCTGCGTCAGACAGAGACCATCAGAGCCAACGCTGCCGCCGAGCATCAGGCCCGGCAGTAGACCAGGCTGGGCCGCTGATTCGCAGCAGTCAGCGGCCCCGCCCGCACCAACCGATAACAACCCTCACCGGGGGCGCAAGCCCCCACCCCAACAACAACAGGACAACAACATGACACGAATCACATCCACTTATCGCCGCTACTCCCGCCGCCGTCACCTCCGCACCTTTGGGGGTGCATGATGCCGCGTTCACTATGGGCAGACCCCGATGGGGTCGAGTGGGACTTGGATGACCGTGACCTTGATCACATTCATCACAGCAGCGGACCCCCGCCAGAGTCGGAACCAGACGAGTGGTTCGGTGAGGAAGACGACAAGGAAGAGGAAGCGCAACGCCAACTCAAGACAACCCGCGAGATCCGCGAGGAAGAGCACGCCAAGGGAGGTGAGTGATGCCCGCTGCCCTATCTGACCAACCACCACAGCGAACCTAAACAGGAGAACCACGTGATACAAACCGAAACACACGTTGCACGCAAAACTATGTTCATCGGTGACGAAGAGATAGAAGTCACAGTCACAATGGACATCGTCGTGGAGACGCCGACATTCGATTCACCAGGCGGATGGACCCTTAAAAGGTGGCACGCCTGCGATGAGAACGAAGACGATGTTGAGGTCGCTGAGTGTGAGATAGAACGCTTGGCGGGCGATGCGCTATCGTCAGGGCGCTCACTCAAGTGTGCTCGCCCAATGACATGACATACCCTCCCCAAAGGGACGGCGCGGGCGGCGTCGTGGGCTGAACCGGAGACCTGCACCTCTGGATCGCCACCGCCCAATCTCAACAACAGGCAACTAAACCAAGGAATCACACGATGGAAAGAACACACATGCTTGTCGTCCTCAATGACGAGAAGACCTACAGCAACATGGAGGGCACCATCTTGGTACTCTGCAATCAAGAGCAGGTCGATGCTGCGGACGCATCAGGTGACCCGCTGGATGCACACAAGGCCGGGGCCATCGCCATTGATCTTGCTGGCCTCATCCGTGTAGCGGTCAAGATGGGAGCGCTTGCTCCATACGAGAACCCGCCGCAGGGTTGGGCCGACGTGGTGCCCGAAGAGTGACGGCTTCTCTCTGCCGCCGCATGCCCGACTTGACTCACGTGGGTGTGGCGAATACGATAGGTATACCGAATAACACCACAACAAGACGACCGCTCAATAGGAGGGAGGATGTCAAACATAAAAGAACTGGTTGCCGCTGCGGATGGCGCGACCGCTGTTTTTCTTGCAGTAAAGCACGACAAGCAGCTTGCTGGAACAGTAACTCGAACACAGAAAGGCACGCTCCACCGTGAAGGTAGGCCGCTTGGGGACAACGACCTCGCCAGCATACTTGTCTACCTGACCGGAAAGTATGGCATCAAGCCAAGCAAGTGGGAGCTAATGTCGGGACTGATAGCAGCATCGCAAACAAACAGAAGGCGAACAAAACGCAGGCCACCAGAACCGCAGTTCATTCAACAAGTAGAACAATGGCTCAAGGGTCATTCTCCATCAGCAGGCAATCTAAAGATCACAACAGAGAGGATAGCAAAAGACATAGCGAAAGAAGAGTTCGAGGCCAACGCGCGCGGCGTGGAAATGAGAATCGCTGGCGCACTCAGGGCTCTCGGTATGCAGTCAAGACGAATCATGGTGAACGGAACAAGGCGTTACCGGTGGTTCCCGACTAAAATAACTTGACGAAGTCAGGCATAGTGACTAAGCTCTCAGAGCAAGCAACAACAACAACAACAGGACATGACATGAACAACCTCACACCAGAAGAAGTTCTCGCCATAATGAAGGCGGTATCAACCAAGGAGTCCAAGGAGGCCCGCAGCGCTATAGAGAATGACTCTCAAGTCGAGGTCAATACTCTTGTTCGAGTCAAGGGTATTCTCAAGCGAGGCCAAGCCTTTGATTCCAAGGGCACCAGCCGCATCCCGTGGAAGGTAGCCATTGCCCTGCTGCTCAAGCGCTCAGGCGTGACGGGCCCTGGCTCCATCGAAGTGCTCACGGAAGCTATCCGCGATGCCGTGGCGATGGACACGAAAGCCAGGGACAAGCTCTTGGAAGAGGATGGCATTGGTGATGCGCTCCAGATTGTGAACAAGGAGCTTTGTGAGAAGCTTCCGCCCATCCACAAGGACGGGAACATTAGCTTTACCGCGCAGGTGGTGGAGGCAGTTCGGCAGCCCACATTGGTGACTGACGAGGAAGACAGCAACAACGAATCCGGCACTGAAGCCGCGAAGTAGGAGGCCACTATGGCACACAAGAGAACCGGCAATAAGGTGAATGCACAAGACTTCATCACCGCTTGGCAAACCGCCGAGTCAGTGGAGGAGGTTTCAGAGAGGCTGGGTATGACCAAGAGCGCTGCGATGACGCGAGCCAGCAACTACCGCAGGGTCCATGACATACCGCTCAAGAAGTTCTATCGGTCCAGCAGGCTGGACAAGCAAGCGCTTCGTGAGCTTGCCGCCTCACTCGCAACACACGCGAAATAGTCAATAGGTCGGGGAAAGACCGGGGTGCATCCTGTGCCCTTGGACCCAGCAGGGAGGCTTGTGGGTGGTCGAATAGAAGCCTCATTTATCCTGCCCACAGGCAGCAATCAACTAACCCCCAACCAGGCCCCTTCGGGGGCCGCAGAGGGACAACGTGACTGCATACGAAACATGGAAGGAACGTCTAAGCGCGTTTGTGAAAACGTGGAGAAAGGAAAACCCGGAACACTACGTGCAACGCATGCTTGACGGGAAAGAGTGGGAGCGCTGTCAACTGGATTGGCACACGCGCAAGGACGATGCGATCCAGAAGTGGAAAACAGAAAATCCCGCGCCCGCATTGACCCATCAGGAACAACAAGATCGGGACGCTATCAACGCGGCGCTATGTCAACTCCAAGGGGGCAACAAATGAGCAACCCACTACAACCGGGCTGCCTGTATGGCATCGACGAAGACACCCGACAAGACCAACTTAGACGGCTACGGAGGACAGCGAGCGAAGCGTGGCTGGACCATATCAGTGGCGAGGGTTTGGATTATCTGGGCATGAATGAAACCGCGAAACGGAAATACTCAAAACGCCGTCAAGCATTCATGGACCAATACAACGGAGGGTCAGGCATTGATACGTCGGGTTGGCTCAAGAACGAGAAGGCGCTCCATGAATCTTACAGCGAGTGGGTCAAGCGAGACAGAGACCGGGAACGCCATGCAGAGGCAACCATCGTATCCCTGCAAGGTCAAGTGGAGGCGCTGCTGTTGGACTATCGCCAGCTTTTTATGAGGGCGGCCAAGCTGGAAGCGGAACTCAAGCAGCTACGCGGCGACGAGTAAGTGATGGAAACAAAACGAGCCAACGCAGAATCGGCGGCAGCCAATCGAGTCAATACAATGCCTGCCATCATGGCCCTGGTAAAGTCCATGGGCGGCAGCTTCCGACAAGCCAGTAAAATCATGGGCGCAAACTACTCTACGCTTTGGCGTCAGAAGGAAGGCAAGAAGAACTGCCCGTCACTGGACGCGCTGGTTTTGTACGCCAACAGAGTGTATGCCAGAACCGGCATTAAAATGGTTGTGACGGTCACTCCTGACATGAGCCTTTACTACACACTCACTGATAGCCATGATGAATCGTCGTTTGGTTGAGCCTTGGTAGCACGCTACCAATAGATCGCCCGCAAGGACTGATCATCTTTGCACCTCTTACGAGGTGACTTCGCACGCCAAAAGCCGGGGGCCCCCATGTGGATTGAGCAAGCAAGACAAGTCTCTCTAAAAGCAGCAGCAAAGGCAGTTGGGCTAACTGTTGCACGGAATAGCCTGGCACCCTGCCCAATGTGTATAGCCGTCACCCGTGGAAGTAGCGATAAGCGTGGGCCGATAGGCTTCACCAGAGACGGCTATGGATGGATGTGTCACCATTGCGGGGCCAAGGGTGACGTTGTTGACCTGATCTCAATCAACACTTGCGGAAATCTTTTCCGAAACATCAACAAAGACCAGCAATCAACTGTTCGAGACTGGTTTTCAGAACGTGGCGCTTGCCCCGGCTCCAGTGGGGCCGACTATATCAAGCCGACCAATAAGCTTCTGCCAAAGCGTGATGAACGGCAGCCAGAGCAACACAACGAACGCCCACCACAGGACGAGTTGCAGCGGCTTTGGGCAGCCACCCTCTCAATAGTGGACGGCCTTGACCTACCGCCAAAGTTTTCCAACCCACTAAACGACTGGATGATTCGTCGAGAGTTTTCACCGATCCTATGTGCGCGACTAAACCTTGCCCGCGTCCTGCCATGCCCAACAGACTACACGTGGCCGGGGTGGTGGCCACGGTCTTGGGCCGTAGACTACAGATTAGTCCTCCCAGTCTACGAGATGGACGGGACATTTGCCAGCATCCATGGCCGCACTTGCGCCGATGGGGCCGGAAAGCCGAAGACGCGGTGGCCAAAAGGATACAGGGCGGGAAGCCTTGTTATGGCGAACCGCAAGGCGGTTAAGATGATGCGTGGTGATCCTATGGATTTCGGTGAGGATGTTCCAGGCTTAATGGTCTGCGAAGGTTTTACCGACTTTCTTCGAGCAACGCTTACTGCTATGAATGAAGGGCTCGATTTACCGATAATCGCCGGAACATCGGGCTGTTTCAGGCAGCTAAAAAACCTAAAAATCCCCAAAAACCTAAACATCTTTATTGCTACTGATGCTGACAAAGCAGGACACGAGTACGCCGAGATCATTGCCAAGCAACTCGCTGACCACCCTGTTTATAGAATGCCGATGAGTGGTCAGGAGACCTGATGTCAGACTTGGATGAGACCCTACGTGGAAATCAAACACTACGAAACATGCTGAAGCTATCTGTTGTTCAAGGGTCCGTTACTGGAGACAATCCAGACGACAAGGCGTATCTGGGGGACGATGACCCCGACCCAGCCGCACTCAACAGGCTGGAGCAGTACAAGGACAAGCAAGGCAACCTAACTGGACAAGCTAAGGCCAGCCGCCGAAACATCTTCCTCATCCTGACCTACGACAAGAGATGGAAAACACGCATCTGGCTCAATGATTTTGCCGGTTCACTCATGATTGATGACCGTGAGTATGAAGACGTGGACGACACGGAAATCATGCTGTGGCTCGACCAGGTGTATCAGATGAAAGTCGGAACCGAAGCCGTCAAAGAGATGACCTCGTTTGTTGGCAACCGAAACAAGAAAAATCCTCTTCACGATTGGTTAAATCAGAAGCATTGGGACGAGACATCCAGGCTCCACGACTGGATAATCAAGGCTACGGGCTGTGAAGATACTGAGCTTCATCGAGAGATAGGGCGGAGATGGCTTATCCAAGCGATAGCAAGGGCAATGACGCCCGGCTGCAAGGCCGATTGTGTCTTGATACTTATTGGAAAACAAGGGGCAAAGAAGAGCACTTTGCTCAGGACGTTGGCGTCCACGCGGTTCTTTGCTGACACCCCTATCGACATCGGGTCACCCAACGCGTACACCCAGATTCGTCGCGCATGGATCTATGAGGTAGCTGAACTTGACTCTGTTCGGCGGTCAGCTAACTCGGCAACCAAGGCTTTCTTGAGCGCTCAAGAGGATGTCTACCGCCCAGCCTATGGCCGACACGCAGTGACTGTAAAGAGGCACGTCTGCTTTGCGGGGACAACTAACGAGGCCCAGTTTATCAATGACCAGACGGGGTCGCGTCGGTACTGGCCCGTCAAGGTTGGGGATATTGATATCGAGTGGGTTGCAAGAAACCGCAACCAACTGTGGGCAGAGGCCATCATAGAGTTCAACGCTGGTGAAAGGTGGTGGCTTGAGGATGAGGTATCCAAATCTCTTTCAGAAGAGAGCGAGCAATACCGTCACGTAGACCCATGGATGGAGCGCATCTCTGACTGGCTGGTCGGAAACTCAGCCTCAGTCACTACAAGGAACATCTTGGAGAACGGGCTGAAGCTTGAGGCTAACCAGATGACCAGAAGCGCAGAGATGCGTATCGGTGAAGTGATGCGCGACCTTGGGTATGAGCGCAAGAGGGGCCGTAAGGGTGGTAAACGTATTTACGAGTGGCGATCGAGAGAGAAAGTAATCGAGATTCCTTTTGGTGAAACAGGTAAATGGTGAAAGCATGAATGAAAACCTTTGTGTGATTGGTGGGGCCAAGTTTCTCCCACCAAACAGCCCGGCAGTACAGCGGGTCAGAAACAAGCTGAAGCTTCCAAACCCGGCCTACAGGCAGGCACAGGCCCTACGAAACAGGGGCAAGTGGGTCACCATGCCAGACGCCCACATCAACGGGTGTCAGGAGATCCCACCGGAGCACCCATGGGCCGGTGGCTTGTCCGTGCCACGGTGCGTGGACTTGTCCGCCTATGGTCTGGAAATGCGAGACATGAGGGGCGCACCAGACGCTGACCCCATCAAGCTGCGGTCAAGCATCAACCTTCGTGACTACCAGAAGGACGCGGTGCATGCGTGGTCCATGGCTGGCGGTGAAGGTGTCATTGTTGCCCCTTGTGGTGCTGGCAAGACCGTCATGGGTCTCGCCGCTGCAACTAAGGTCGACACAAAAGCCCTTGTGCTGGTCCACACCCGCGACCTTGCATCTCAGTGGCTTGATAGGTGCCGACAGATTCTTGGCGTAACAGCGACCCTCTACGGGGGCGGGAAGAAGGACGACTCAGGCCGAATCGTTATCGCCACGTTCCAGACGCTGGAGCGTATGCGCTGGTCTGAGCGCTATCAGTGGGCCAAGCAGTTTGGTCTGTGCATTGTGGATGAAGCACACCATGTTCCTGCCACAACCTTCTGTGCCGTTATGGTTACCGTCCCTGCGCGATACCGGCTGGGGCTGACCGCCACGCCAAACAGACCAGACGGGCTGACAGACCTGCTGCATTGGCACTTGGGGTCGGCGGTGTTTTCTATCGACACAAAGATGCTGGCCGCTGATGGCCAAGTGGTGGCACCACGCATTGAATGGCTCAACACAGGGTGGGAGCCAGAGAAGAGAGGACAGGAGTGGCCGAAGCTCATTACACAGATGACCACTGATGAAGATAGAAATGTTACCATCGTACACCGGGTCCTTGCTGCGGTGGATGATGGCAGGCAGGTCTTGGTTCTTTCTGACCGGGTAGACCACTGCATATTCCTGGCAGAACAACTCTCTGAATACAGCCTAAAAGCTGTTGCATTTATTGGTAGTGTTCCAAAGAAGAAAAGAGAAGCGATCTTAGAGCAAGCCAACGCAAGAGAAATCGATGTCATTTGCGCCACAACCGTTGCTGATGAAGGGCTCGATCTTCCGGGCCTGGATACCGTCATGTTGACTACTCCATCAAAAGCCCTCAACCGTGTGCAGCAACGGATCGGTCGCGTCATGCGCCCGCACCCTGATAAGAAAGAGCCCATGGTGATTGATCTTGTTGATGAGCCGGGCTCTCTCAGAGGAATCGCACGAAAGAGATTAAAGCTTTATACTCGTCTTGGATGTAGGTGAAAAAATGCACGAACTGCTGAAGCTGTTACCGGAAGGATGGTCAATCACCCCAACAGAAAAGGGGTGGACCATCCGTGATGATGAAGACGATGTTATCGCTGACGGCCCAACTATGAAAGAAGTGAAGCGCATCCTCAATATCGAGTTTGCGCTTCAACAGACGTTTGCGGCCCTCCAGTTCGCGCAAAACCTGCGCGAGATCCCAGAGGCATAACGCTACTTCTTTGCTGTGGACTTCTTAGCAGCAGGCTTCTTAGCAGCAGGCTTCTTGGCAGGTGCCTTCTTGGC